CACTTTTTCGAAGCTCCGTGTTCGTACTAGCAGCTTTAATCTAGATTAAAGCTGCTAGTACGAACACGGAGCTTCGAAAAAGTGGCATCGCAAAGCAGTATTACGATGAGCATGGCAAGATTTTCGATAAGCATATCCGGGCGACAGCGCCAAAATTCATGAAAACCAGTCCTTCTGGTAAGTGGGAGACAAAACTTTACGTCTCAAAGAATGGAATGTGGACTGCATACGTAAAAGAAGTCGATAGTGCTAAGCACGCCATTACAGAGAAAGACGCTGACCTCGTAATTCGAGCACGTCCTATTTTTGACGATGATGGATACCTTGTCGATTTCGAATTGGTAGAAGACGCCATGAGTCAAGGTGAAGAAATTGTCAACGAGCTTCTTCATTTCGGCGTCAAAGGTATGAAGTGGGGTGTTCGTCGTAAGGCTACTGTGGGACCCGAGGAAGTCATTGTTCGAGATTCGAGGGTGACCGGAAAGCGTCTCAGGTCTGCCGGTGGTAGAGGACATCCCGCAACCACAGAAGCTGTTCGTGTACGACAGATCGGACAGATCGGACAGAAAAGTGGGCTCAAAGCACTTACGAATGACCAGTTGAATGAGTATGCGAAGCGAATTCAGCTCGAACAGAACGTACAGCGACTTCAGTACACGCAGAAGAATCCTGCTCAGAAGTTCGTTGCGAAGCTTCTGGGACAGACAGGCAAACAGACAGCTCAAAATGCTGCAAATGAAGTCGCATCTCAGCAAGTCAGGAAACGCATGATTCAACTGGGTCTATTGGCTGCCGCATAAAGAGGGGGTTGGATTGAGCCTCTCTAATACTGCCATCCCGATTTATTACGGCCAATTTCGCGAAATGGTCATCCGAGGAGAGATTCCTGTCAATCGGGAAATCTCTTTGGAGATGAATCGGATCGATTCGCTGATCAATAATCTCAATATCTATTACGATGACGAGGCCGTCGAGGGATTCATTCGTTACTGCGAAGGCGAGTTGACATTAACGGATGGATCGGATCTTCATCTACTCGATTCGTTCAAGCTCTGGGCCGAACAGATCTTTGGCTGGTACTACTTCGTCGAACGTAGCGTCTACGTTCCTACCAAGGACAACCATGGCGGTCATTACGAGAAAAGGCTGATCAAGAAACGCCTGACGCTCAAACAGTACCTGATAGTCGCACGTGGAGCCGCCAAATCGATGTACGCATCGGTCATTCAGAGCTACTTTCTCAACGTCGACACGTCGACTACCCATCAGGTAACGACTGCTCCGACGATGAAACAGGCTGATGAAGTCGTCTCTCCGATCCGTACATCGATTACACGTGCTCGTGGACCGCTGTTCAAGTTCCTGACAGAGGGATCTCTTCAGAACACAACGGGATCCAGAGCCAACCGAGTCAAGTTGGCGGCAACGAAGAAGGGGATCGAGAATTTTCTCACCGGTTCGTTGCTCGAGATTCGACCGATGGCCATCAATAAGTTGCAGGGACTGCGACCCAAGATCTCCACGATCGACGAATGGCTGTCCGGCGATCTCAGAGAGGATGTGGTTGGCGCTGTAGAACAGGGAGCGTCCAAGCTGGAGGACTATTTAATTGTAGCTATTAGTTCGGAAGGAACTGTCAGAGCAGGTTCCGGTGACACCATCAAAATGGAGCTTGCAGACATACTCAAGGGTGAGTACTTTGCACCACACGTTTCGATCTGGCATTACAAGCTGGATGAAATCGAGGAAGTCTCCGACCCGGCGATGTGGGTTAAGGCGAATCCGAATTTGGGAGCGACCGTTTCCTACGAAACGTATCACCTTGACGTGGAGCGAGCCGAGAAAGCTCCTGCTTCTCGCAATGATATCCTCGCCAAGCGGTTTGGCATTCCAATGGAGGGTTATACATATTTCTTTACATATGAAGAGACGCTTCCACATCGTCATCGAGAATTCTGGCAGATGCCCTGTTCTCTCGGAGCCGATTTGTCGCAAGGTGATGACTTCTGTGCGTTCACATTCTTATTTCCACTAGGTCGTGAGAAGTATGGAGTGAAGACTCGGAGCTACATCACTGAGCTCACGTTGATGAAACTTCCCGCCGCCATGCGGCAGAAGTACGAAGAGTTTATCAACGAGGGCAGTCTCCATGTGATGCCGGGAAACATTCTCGACATGATGGAAGTCTACGAGGATCTTGATCGATTTATCATGACTTCCGAATACGATGTTCGGTCTCTTGGTTACGACCCCTACAATGCGAAGGAATTCATTGCTCGCTGGGAAGCGGAGAATGGTCCTTTCGGTATCGAGAAGGTGATGCAGGGATCGAAGACTGAGTCGGTTCCTCTGGGTGAGATCAAGATCATGAGCGAGGAGCGACTTCTGATCTTTGATCAAGCGTTGATGTCGTTTGCGATGGGCAATGCGATCACTCTCGAGGATACCAATGGGAACCGAAAGCTCTTGAAGCGGCGACAGGAGGAGAAGATCGACAATGTCGCAGCTCTTCTGGATGCTTGGGTTGCATATAAGCTGAATAAGGAGGCCTTCGAGTGAGTTTGGTGAAGGGAGGTGAGAAGTGTCGCGATTTGGTAAGACGTTGAGACATGCTTGGAACGTTTTCAGTAATCAAGAATCGGTTCAGAAACGAAATTCTCCTTGGCCGGTTCAGCCTGTCCCCGATCCGGGTGCTTATCCTGCGTATGGTGTCGCCAATGGAACGAGACCAGATCGCCTAAGACTTCGGATTCCCAACGCTCGAACGATGATCTCCTCGATTTATACACGCCTTAGTATCGACGTGGCTTCAATAGACATGCGCCATTGTAGAACTGATTCAGAAAAACGATATATCGAAGATATTGATAGTGGTCTTAATAACTGTTTGACTGTTGAAGCCAATCTTGATCAGGCTGCGCGTGCTTTTCGACAAGATGTCGCCATGACTCTTTTTGACAGAGGTGTCGCAGCGCTTGTTCCAGTCGATACGTCAATCAGTCCAGAGAAAAGCGGTGGATTCGAGATCTTGACGCTTCGGGTCGGTGAGATCGTGACCTGGTACCCAAAGCACGTAAAGTTGAGTGTGTATAACGAGGAAAAGGCCAAGCGAGAAGAGATCGTCTTGGAGAAGAGTGCGGTTGCCATCATCGAGAATCCTCTTTATTCGGTGATGAACGAGCCGAACTCGACTCTTCAGCGTCTACTCAACAAACTCGAAGCGTTGGATGCGATCGATAAGCAATCTGCTTCCGGGAAACTCGACCTTATCATTCAGCTTCCGTACGTGATCAAGTCTGAAGCCAAGCGACAACAGGCTCACCAGCGTCGAGAAGATATCGAGTTCCAACTCAAGGACAGTCAGTATGGCATTGCTTATACCGACGCAACCGAGAAGATCACTCAATTGAATCGTCCGGCTGAGAACAACTTGATGGCTCAGATCGAGTATCTGACCGTCATGCTTTATGGCCAGCTCGGTCTTACCGAAGAGGTCATGAATGGTACGGCCGACGAAAAAGCTATGTTGAACTATTGGAACCGGACAATCGAACCCATTCTCACCGCTATCGTCGAAGCTATGCGACGTACTTTCTTGACCAAAACTGCTCGAACGCAACGACAAACAGTTATGTTCTTCCGAGATCCGTTTCGCTTGGTTCCGGTTGAGAATATTGCCGAGATTGCGGACAAGTTTACTCGTAACGAGATCATGACGTCGAACGAGATGCGGCAGGTGGTCGGTATGGCTCCGCATCCGGATCCGAAAGCCGATCTGCTGGTCAACAGTAACATGCCGCAGGGAGCTTTGGTACCAACTGGAGTTACGACAGAAGATGCCCCCGCTAATACGGAGTTGGCAGCTTCGTTCGATGAGATTGACAAAGCTATTAATGACGCTTTCGCGCAAGTAAGTACCAATGGGAGCAGTTCTAACGGGAGTAGTTCCAATGGAGCTTCCTGATGGCACTATTCTCATGCACGAACGAGCTCCCTACGATCCGGTCAAAGCTCATGAGTACTATCTGCGTACTCGCCAATTGACAGGACGTCGAAAAGGAGCTCCCAGATTCACGGTCAGGTCAAGAAGCGGAACGGTTGAGCTTACGGGACGAGAATTGACCGAGCAGCGAGCGTATGCGGCTAAAAGAGTCAATGATATCAAAAACCGTTTAGCTGAACTAGGCACCAAACTCGCTGAGGCGAGAGCCAAAGCTCAAGCAGAAGAAAGTTCATCTCGAAGGAAAGCTAGAAGAACTCCAACCGCAGCAGATAAATCTAAAGCGGCTAGAGAATCTAAGCAATATCGAGAAAAGCATAGACAAACGCTTGCTACCAAGAGAAGAAGAGGATCTACAAGAAAGTCTTCAAAATCTAGGTCAGAAGCAGATCCCGTTGCTAGGCTTGAAGGAAAGATTGCCGTCGTTAAGGTTCGACTTTTGGATGCGGTGGCAAAACAGCGCGCTTTAGCTTCGGCCACTAGGAGTAACTAATAGGGGCGATGATCCGAAAGTTAGGAGGAACATTCAAAATGGGAGCAGATGAGGCTAAGCCTGATTTCAGCGGCTACGCCACTAAGGCTGGTCTTAAGTGCTCGGATGGCCGGACGATCACTCCCGATGCCTTCAAGCATCAGGACAAAGCAAGAGTTCCACTGGTCTGGCAACACGGTCACAATGAGCCCAGCAATGTCCTAGGTTACGCCGTTCTCGAGCATCGTGACGATGGTGTTTACGCCTACGGGTTCTTCAACGATACCGATCAGGCGAAGAATGCTCGAGTTTTGGTGCAGCATGGGGATATCAAGTCGTTGTCCATCTATGCCAATCAGCTCACAGAGAAAGCCAAGCAGGTTCTCCATGGGTTTATCCGCGAGTTGAGTCTGGTGCTGTCGGGTGCGAATCCTGGCGCGCTTATCGACAACGTTACTCTAGCTCACTCCGACGGCGAGATGGTGACGCTGGAGGACGAGGCAGTTATCTACACCGGTTTGGAACTTGTTCATGCTGAGGGAGATTCTTCGGAAAGTAAGGACGAGCAAGATGGAGAAGAGGAAGAAGTCGAGCACTCCGAAGCGAACCCCACAGTTCAGGAAGTTTATGACTCGATGACCGATGAGCAGAAGGAAGTCGTTCATTACATGGTTGGAGCTGCTCTCGAGAGTATGACTTCGACTTCGGAAGAGACTTCCACAGAAGTAAAGCAGTCGTCGGAT